TAAATAAAATGAGATACCTATTTTTATTCCTTCCCTTGTTTTCCTTTGCGCAAGATGTTGTCAAAGACACAGTGTACATTCAAAAGCAAGGAAATATTTATTACATTATTCAGCAAACTACTTTGTCTGATTCAACTGTTACAGGCTCAAAGCAAATATTAGGCGATTCTGCAACTGCAATTCAAAGCCTTGTTACCGATGCTGAAAGGCAAAGCAACACGATTGCTATTCATGCCAAGCCTATTATTACAAAGGCTAAATCAGTACAAAGGATTAATTACTACAATGATTTGCACCAACAAATAAGCGGAAAACCTGTTTATTTTACAACGGCTCAAAGGGACACGGCAAAGTTTATTGGTGAATGGAAGTTAAATTTTAACGGTGAAATCATTGATGGAGTTATTCAGTTAAATGTAAACAAGCGTTTAATATTTAATCCTGATAATGGCAAAGTTTATTCTATTGCAACCAACCTTCTTTTATCTACATTTACCAATCAAATATCCTTTAATTTTAATGGCATCAAATACGATTTGTATAAATATGCTGAGGGCAAATTTGCAACGGTTGATGGGGATGTTAGACTAATAAAAATGGAATAATGAAAGCAATAATTTACAACATTTTAAAAATGGGATACGATGGAGTGTTATTCTCCATTTGTTGCGGAATCATTTTTTCATTTATATTTCCCATTAAACATTTTTTGATTTTTACAATTTTCGTTGTTTTTGCGGATACAGTCACGGGAATCCTTGCGGCAAAGAAACGAAAAGAGCCAATAACAAGTAAAGGGCTGTATCGCACTTCGCAAAAGATACTGACTTATTTCTGCGGTATAATGATATTTCACGGTGCAAGTGTAACTTTCGGGCTGCCATCGCAGATTGTTTATTCAGTTAGCTTCTTGATAGCATTCACGGAGTTATACAGCATTTCGGAAAACATAAAAGTAATCACTGGCGTTAATTTGGCAACAACAATTCTTAAATTTTTTAAGCGTTAAACATGGAGAAAATAATAACGCATTCAACAATTTTAGAAACTTTAAAAAAACATAATATGCAGACTAATTTAAAAGAAGCATTAAAAAATGCAGACGGAATAAAATCACCCATGGGTGACATCGCTTGTTATTCAATGAACTTTGCGGAGCTTGCAAGTGAAATCAATGTTCATCTTGAAGGAAACAAAGTGAAATTTACTTGGCGCGAATACATCCAACTGGCTCAAATCATTTGGGACAAAATTAAGGAGACATCGCGCGAATGTGCTGGAAAAGAGATTGAAGTAAAACTTCCAGCTAAATTATCAATTATTGGTGCAGCTTTTGCACTCATCGGGTTTAAATTATAGGCGCAGACGATTCGCTACCTTATGCGGCTTCAGGGAGGTATATTGATTTATGCCTCCCTTAAAAATATAAAATATGAAAGCAAATGAATTTTTAATATGCCTTGATGCCGGGCATGGTGGCATGAGAAATGGAACGGGCCCAGAAAAATACGTTACTTATCCTTCTAAGTGCTGTCAACATCGCACAGGCAAATTTCATTCCTATGGATGGTTTTTTGAGGGTGTGTTTAATCGCTCATTAGCTAACTATTTAGAGCAGTACCTTCTTGACTATGGCTTCCAAGTAAAAAAGATATACGAGCCTATTAATGACACAACATTAAACAAACGCTGCCAACTTGCTAACTCCTACGCATCTGTAGCTAAACACTCTATCCTTGTTTCCATACATGGCAATGCTGCATCACCTACTGCCAGAGGATGGGAGATTTTTACATCACCAGGAGAAACAAAAGCAGATCTCCTTGCTACTTGCATTGGTGAGCAAATAAAAACTGCTACACCAGGCTGGGTGCATAGAGCTGATTATACAGACAATGATTTAGACAAAGAGGCAAGGTTTCAAATGCTGACAAGTGTAGCCATGCCTGCGATTTTGTCAGAGAATGGATTTTTTACAAATTACTCTGATGCTGGATTAATGATTGATATAAAGTGGCAGCAGACTATCGCTAAAGCGCACGCAAAGGGCATCTTAGACTACGCTGTGCAGCAAGGTGTAGTGTGGGAATAAAAAAGGCGCAAGTATCTCTCTTGCGCCTCTCAAACACCTTTTCTAAACACTCACAAACATTATTTAACAACTATATTTTCTAATAACTTATTTAACATTCTAACGGCTGCCTCTTTTACATCCTCTTTCTCGCTATTTATTTTAACTACCTGCCAAAGCAAAGATACCATTCTTTCTGGATTCATATACTGGTAAAATTGTTTATTTCTTTCGTCTTTGCTATTGTAAAAAGATATGAGTGTTGATGTTGAAGATACGACATTGTTTGTCTTAATACCTTTTGGATACTTAACTACCATAGCCTCACATAGTGCTATTTGTTTTTTATCCATTCCGTAATTCTTAGCAGCCATGTGTTCCTATTTTTAAGAGTTTAAGTTTAGTTTTTTCCTGTTTGATTCTTTGGATAATAATGTCCATAAACCATTTATTTTGTCTATTTTTATCTTTAAGCGATTCAGCTATATAAATCTTTTCAAGATTGTTAAGACGTTTTCTAATTACTTTTTCCTGTATCATTTAAAATATGCTTTTGATATTAACGCTAATTGAAAAGCGTCAATTTCATCTTGTGATAATTTTTTGTTTCCGGTCACTTCGAGCTTCATTCCTTTAATTACGGACATAGCATAATCCACTGTCCATTTGCTGCCTTTATCCTGTGGTGATATTCCTTTTACTGTATGTCCGTACAATTCTAACCAATCTATTGTGAATCGGCTGGCACCTTGATTCATGCCGACATTTCGGCTAATCTTTGTTCTTGCCCTTCCATCGACATATTTTCTAAAAGTAATATTTTGCAAAGAAGAATCTTCGACTACTACTTTTATATCTGTTGCCCATGTTAAAGCGTCCTTTGCCCAGTCAGCAAGTTTCTTGTACTTTCCAAAATAAACTTTTTGTTCATCAATGATACAAACGGCAAATCCGTTAAGCCTCATGGATGGGTCAATGCCTACGAATTTTGCCATAATTTATTTTTTTATTTAAAAAGTTACGTTTAACATATTTGCTCACAAATTTGAGCAATCCTATATAATCATAGTATTTATTATTATACTTCCATATACCTGCTAATGGAAAGTATTCAATATTTTGTGTGCCATAGGTCATAAACAAACAATTATCGTAAGTCGTTCTGGAATATCCATCCCACAAATCAATACCGGATAACATATCATAAGTTATGGTGTCGATTGTATAAGATTCATCTGCCTCACTGTAAAATCTTCTTTCCAATAATCCCTTATCTATCTTTTCAAGGCTCATAGTGTTATATGCCATAAAGTGATTGTTCTGTGCCGGTAAATAGCCAACTGCCAAGATAAAGCAAACGGCCATTGTAAACTTAATCGGCTGCGTGCTGCTAATGTTTGTTTTAGTTACCTCCCTTACTACTCTCCTCCTTGTCCTTGGCTCTTTTACACCTATTCCGTATGCCTCTATGCCTTTCTCAATGAACTGTATCTCTAACACATAGCCAAAGCAGATAATAGCACCAATGAAGAAAAACATAGCCCAAAACTCTGCGCCAGTTGTTTGCCCTTGTATGCTAAACCATAACTCAAGCAAAGCTATTACTGTAGCAATGGCAGCAACACGCGGAGGGTATTTACTTCGCTTGTCGGATGGATTAAGGAAATCAATAAAAACTACGGCAAATCTGCCAAACTGGAGCATGAGTGAGGCAGGAATAGAAAGGATCAGCGGAAGGGGAAGGAAGTACACGTTAAGAGCTGCGGTAATAAGGTATGTTAAAATAATACCTGTAAAAATAATCTTTGGCATTGAGGAAGTAATGTCCTGGAATAGCCATTCAAAGTTCTGATTGTTAAAATTCTTTTTCATGTTTGTGATGTTTTAATAATTAATGATAGCAAATATACAAAGTATATTTATATATAATAATAAAATAAAAAAAAAGTGGGAAATAAAATTACTTCCCACGGAAAACCACTAATCACTCCTTTCGGAAAATTTCTTCTCTCCGTTTATACATTTCATCCTCTGGTACAATAGTTAATTCTTTTGCGCACGTTTCAATGCGTAATTCTTTA